TAACTGTGGTTGTGGTCGTTGTCGTTTCTGTCGTTGTGGTTACAGTATAGCCATCAGCTTCATATTCTATTGTTTCTGTAACTACTTCATCTATTATCTCTTCAATAGTTGGCGTACAAAGTCCAACTGTATCTGTTGAACAATCTACAGCTTTACTAGAAAAGGATAGGGAGACCGATATACATAGCCATAGCCAAAAATAAAAACTTTTTGAATTCACCATCGCTTACACCTTCTTCTACGTTAATCTTTAAAACATCTGTATCTTCAAATACTGTACTACCTTCTGGTATCATATTTGGATTTGATTTCCATTTTTCTAAAGCTTCACTTCCAATAGCACCCATGTATGGAGGCGGAGTGCCTGCCATTACTAAACTGTCAAAAACACGTGGATCTGTCGCTAATAATGAAATTGAGGCAACTTTAAGGCCACTCGCATACAACTGGCGGGAAAGCTTCAAAAGCTGGCACAGCTCATCGTCCACTACTACGCCCGTAGCGAGACCAAATATGTTGGTTTGTATAGCACCAGATGTAGCTACTTTACAAATATCAGAATTGTTTACAACAACACTTGGTGCATTTGCGGTTGGTACCGATTTATCCGTCACTACCGTTGAAGACACGGTGTTCGTATCTGCACCATAAATTTTTTGAGAGAACAGTAATATAGATATTACCAATATAATTCTTAACATTTCCATCTCTTCCTTGCTTGTCTTAATCTTGATTTAGGATTTGCTGCTGCTTTTGGAAATTGTTTCATTTGTCCTGCACTTCTTGCACAATATGATTTTCTACGTTTTGCAGCTTTAGATCCTTTTTTAACTTTGCCTGTTACGGCTGTTTTTAATTTAGAACCAGGGTTCATAGCTCTATATTTCTTGACCCCCGCTCTAGTCATTCCCGCCCCCTTTTCAGTAGGGCGGAAATTTTTTTTATTTTTCTTTGGTTGGTTATCAGCCATCCTAATAGATTTTTTGGAACTCTGCTATTATGCTGAATGTGTTACCAGAATCTACTGTACTTGGAATAACTACATGAATGTCATTTTGATTTGTGTTAGAACTTGTGTTTGCTGGTATTCCACCAAACGATCTAAAGTCAAAATTACCACTACTAACCAATGTAATTATAGGTATGTCTCCATCATCGTCTTCATACTCAAGACGAGCAAAAGCGTCACCGCCATCCCCTTCAGAACAACTAAACCATAGTTGTTGAATAGAAATTCTTGCAACAGATTGACCTAAAGTATTAGCAGCTAGTGCTGACACATCACCAAAAATAATAGGGTCTGTAGTTCCTGTACCATCAGACACAATGACAAGTTTAATTGTAACTCTATTGTCATTTTGTTGTAAGATAGTTGGTCCTGTTACGACATCTGCCATTGTTTAACTCCAAGGGTTAGCGAATGTACCATTACCGATTAGTTGTGCACTAACCTGCCAAAGTAAACCATCAACTGCTCTGCATTGAATTTGAGCACCTTCTAGTCCACCTTTAGTAGTAGCAGTTAAAGTTAGGGTATCGGTTCCACCTGCATTAAAAGCAGTCACGGCTCCTGGATCAGTTGCTGTGTTGTTGTAGATTGCCATACCTCTAAATACATCTGCTGTATTTCTACCTGCTGCAGTTCCTGCATTTATAACAATAGTGTTACCGCCTGTTAAACTTGCAGTAACAATAAATTCATACATTATTCCTACTCTGTTTAAGTTAGCTGGATCACTTCCAGGACCTGCTGAAGCTCCGTCAGCCGTGTCTATGATTGAAGGTAAGTTGAATACAGTATTAGCGTTTCCAATCTGTATAATTTTTCCTTGATATAAATCTATGCCAGCAATATCAGTTCCACCATCAACGGTGCCTGTTATTGAAGCTGCCATATTTGGACCTGTTCCCAAAAAACCATTTAGGGATCTGACTGGTCCGTCAAATGTAGTTCTAGCCATTTTATCTCCTTCGGTCGTATAGACCGTTATCGCCACGCCGTCTCTATACCGTCTGCCTAGCCAGTCTGCGTAACTAAATTAATGCTAGGAAGGAGAGTATAAAATAAAAAAGGCGCTCTTACAAGCGCCCTTTTCACCTAAGAAAGATTTAGTAAATTTTATGAACCTTGAGATCCGTATACACATCTAGGATCTGAAAAACCAAAGCTGTATCTCTCACGTGCTTTGTATCTCATGTTTCCTGTATCGAAATCGCCTTCCATGCCAGTAGCAAGGGCAGCTCTTACGAAGTGTTTGAATCCATTAGGAGCATCAGTTTTAACGAAGTATGCATCTGTATCAGATAAGTAATGGTTAATTGTATAACCATCAGGTAACATACCCATGTTTCTGAGTGCATTGATATCATTGTCTGCAGTACCGACTCTTTGAGTTGAATTCAAGATTCTATCAGCTACAAATTGAATGTTTACTGGGATAATTAATTTTCTTCCCTGCATCGCAACTTTTAGCCCTCTTTCGTCGATAAAGCCTGCAATATCAATCATTGCTTGCTCTAATGAGGTTTCGTTCAAGTCAGCATCAGTAGCATTTCTGTTTGAGAAAGTACCACCTAAAGCAGTTGGATGAGCTGTGTTTACTAAAGAAACACCATCTCCGCCAGCAGTTGCGAATGCATTATTTAAAATGTTCGCAGCTTTTACTTGCTTTGTGTATGCCATTGAACGTGCCAATGATTTCGTGTAACGAGCCGATAAAGTATCGTACAAGTTGTCTTCGACAGCTTCCTCAGTTAGACTGAATGCTAATGCAACAGTTTCGTGAGAATATCTAGCAGTAAAAGATTCTTGTGCAGTATCAAATTGAACTGCTGAACCTTCTTGTTTTACTGCTGCTTCACCGAATCCAACCAACATAACTTCTTCTTCAAAAGCTCTATCACTTGATTCTTGGTCAAATATTTCAGCATGCTCGTTCTCATAACGAGAATACTCCATTCCGAACAGGGCGTTAAGACCAGGTTCTAGCTCTTTGGCGAGCTGTGCTCTATTAATAGCCATAATCTACTCCTATAGTCCTGTTGTTCCAGTACCACCGTTCATATCAGAGTTATTAATTTTAACAACTAATTGAGAATGACTTGCAGTTGCGTCATTGCTCGGTGTGTCATAAAAATCAATCAACTTCACCTGAAGTGCAGCAGTAGTATTTTTGGAACTTGAATCAATTTCTACACCAGAAATACCCGTAGTGGTAGAACCAGCGCCAAAAACGAGATCAGCGTTTAAGTTTAAATCAGCAGCAACGATTTCCGCAGCAACTGAATCTTGTTGAACAACATATAGTTGATCTGGATCATCCGCTATGTATGCAATTGCATCACTAGCAGCTGTTCCATTAGGGAACGTGTTATTATACGTAGGCTTACTTGTGCCTGGATCAGTATAAAAACAGCCCATAAAAATACCCCTTATTGGGTCGCCTGCTGTCGCTGGGATAATCGTTCCGTCATTCTTTGGTTTAACGGGATCGCCTGTAAACATGCCTGCGGCACCACTTGCAATAGAGTATTTAGTAGTACCAGTAGTTCCGCCAGGGGCAGAACCAACTTTTGCTATTGGTCTCATGCCAAAAGCTTGGTCTATGTTAGCCATAGTAGTCTCCTAAATTTTTTAGAGACATAATGATCTTACTAATTAAGATTTTTTGCCTCCAAAAGTTACTCTGCTTTGCCTCTCCTGATGGATTGGCATCGCTGGATGTTCTTGTTTATGAAGATCATTTTCTATAGCGTTTGTCTTTTCGTTAGTAAGATTACGGAAATATGCATCTCTGTCTTCTTTAACTTCTTCAGGACAACGCATTAGTAATAATCCGCCTATTCCTATTACACCTTTGTATTTGCCGTCAGCGATAGAAGGTAAATCCATTCTATCGGGATATTCATCTATTTTCACAAATTCATATCCACTTCGTAGTCTACCAATGATATTTTTTTCATCAAGCATTCCACGATATTCAGCTCTTACCCACCGATGGTGAAAACCTTCTGGTGGTTCAGGTGCTTCTAGATTCGATGGAGGAACCCATCCCCTCTTACGAACATCCTTTTCACGGGTCTCTACTTTGCGTGAGGTTTTGTTTATCTTTTCAGTCATATTACGCCTCCTTCACGTGTTTTGCGTAC